TTTTTGGGCTGACCTTGTGAAACTTCACAACGAACTTCAGAAAATCCGTGCTATCGAGGATTTCAAGGATTCCGATATTACGGTTGCACAGGGCGACACCAAAAAGTCCGTTGTGACTTCTGGCGCAATCTCTGTTATCAACGCAATGGGCAAGCTGTATATGTCCGTTTGCGTGTCCTAAAGAAAGGGGGTTAATGCAGTATGGCACAGCCTACGAATGTTTTTATGAAGTCTAAGGACGCGATTTCCGCGCGTCTGGCGGAATGCTTTGTCACCATTGGTGATCGCCGCTATAACTTCATGCAGATCATCAACTTTGAAGCAAAGATCGACAAGACCAAATCCAAAGTTCCCCGCCTTGGCACTATTATGATCGGCCACAAGTCCGTTGCACAGGAAGGCACTTACTCCGGCAAGGCGCATTACAATCAGTCCGTAATGCGTGAATGTCTGGCGGATTTCAAGCGCACGGGCGAGGACACCTACTTTGAAATTCAGGTCACGAATGATGACCCGGCAAGCGCGGCACAGCGTCAGACCGTTGTTTTCTACGACTGTCTGACCGATGGCGGCACGCTGGCTAAGTTCGATGCCGATTCGGAGTATCTGGATGAGGATATTTCCGGCACGTTCGATGATTATTCCATCCCGGAAGATTTCACCGAACTGGACGGCTTCGCCACTAACTAAGATCGTTGCCCCCGGATGTGGAAATGTATCCATTCGGGGGCTTTTCTTTGTAAAGAATGAGAGGTACAGAAAATGTCTAATTTTTCCTATTTTATGAAAGCGAACAAAAAGGTTAAGGAAAATGTTTTCCACCCTGTTACTGCTTCTCTGTGCGATGCCAACGGCAAGCCCCTTGATTGGGAGTTCCGGCATATCACCTCTAAGGAAAACGATGAAATCCGCGAGGATTGCACCAAAGAAATTCCCGTCACTGGCAAGCCTAACCTGTACCGCCCCCATGTGGACGGTAGCAAGTACACTAAGGAACTGCTTATCAAGTCCATCGTCACCCCCGATCTGTACAATGTCGAACTTCAGAACAGCTACGGCGTGAAAAGGCCGGATGATCTGCTGATGGCAATGGTGGACGATCCGGGCGAGTACAACGCGCTGGTTGCCTTTGTCCAGAATCTTCAGGGCTTCAACACCTCTTTCAACGATCTGGTGGATGAAGCAAAAAACTAATTGAAGAGGGGGACTGGGAAGCGAGTTTTGCTTTCTATGCCCTCTTAAAATTGCATATCTTACCATCCCAATTTCTTGAGATGGACGAACGGGAAAAAGCGTTCGTGATCGCGTCCATCAAGATCAAACAGGAAGATGATGCAAGGCAGAAAAAAGAACTTGAGAGGAAAGCAAGCCGGAAAGGACGGTGATTAAATGGCTTCTATCAAGACTTCAATCGAACTGTATGACAATTTTTCTGATCCTATGATGGATATTGTCAACGCCGCAAATGCTGGTACTATCGCTATTGAAAACGTACAATCCGCGATGAATGCGGGCGTAGATATGAGCGGTATTAACCGGGCTACGGCGGCAATGCAGTCTTTTGAAAACACGATGCAAGCCATTGAAGCACCCTCTTTTTCCTTTGGAGATGTGGACACCACCTTACCAGATTTGGGGGGTGCAACTCCAAACATTACAGTCCCGGTGATTCCCGTTGTGGAAAGTCAGCCGCAAATTGACGTTCCCGATGGTATCAACGTACCTGTAACGGCGGAAGTTGTAGAGCAACCCCGAATTGACGTACCCACTGGGATTGAAGTTCCCGTGAGTGCTGAAATTACGGAACAGCCGCAAATTGACGTTCCCGATGGTATCAACGTACCTGTTGAACTTTCTGGCGTGTCTGAATCTGAAAAGCAGATTCAAGATATTTCAACCAGATTGAACAACATTTTGAACTATCAGAACGCAATTAACAACGTGGGTCAAAACCTGTTCGTTATGCCGGGAGATTCGGCGGCAGAGATCACCGGGATCAACCGAGAATTAGGCCAAATGCAGACCGCGCTTGATTACTTGAAAACAAATCCGTTTGATCTTGATTCGTCCGTTGCACAGTTGCAGTTGGGCAGTCTGTCAAGCGCGATTGACAATGTGATTGAGCGGCAGGAGCGGCTTAATGACTTGATGGGCAATGTTCCCTCACAGGTGTACAGCGCAACGCCCACCGTACAGGATGCCCCACAGGTTGAACCTACGCAAGCCCCGGTAAATGTTCCGTTCAACTGGCAAGCTGACAATATGAACGTGTTTGAGAACACGGGCATAGAGCGTTTCCAGCAGGAAATAGAGAGTGCTAACACAATGCTTAACGCATTGAATGACACTCAACAGCGGATCGCAGAAACGGCGGCAAGCGTTGACTTGTTCCCTGCGAATGCGGTTACTGATCTAAGCGGTATGCAAACCCGCTTACAGGCGATTCAAGATCGTATCGTGCAGATTGAGAACAACCCCTTAAACATGGGTACTAACGCCGCTAATTCGGAGTTGGAACAGTTGCGGGGGCAGTTGGATCAAGCTGTACAGGCACAGCAAGCCCTTAACAGTGCCGTTGACAACATGGACGTACAGGCGGCGAATGATGCTTACTTGCGGTTATCACAAACCGTGAGTGGCACAGAACGCTATATCCGTGACAACGTGGATGAACAGGGGCGTTTTAACTCCACCATCGAACAAGGTACAGTTGAAGCGAATATGCTTGCACAGACCATCAAAGGGGCGGTTGCTTCTTTCGTGGGCATTGCGGGCGTAAAGAAAGCACTGGACTTTGTGGGCGAAACGACACAGGCATTTAACACACAGCTTAACGCGGAAACACAGCTTGCAAGCGTTTTGGCGAATATGCTGACCACGGATGCCGTGGCGCAGTATCAAGTTGACGTTTCGGCTGATACCACGGATGCCGTGAACCAGATCAACGCTATTCAGAACAGCGTTGATGAAGTAAAAGTGCCTGTTTCTGCTGAAACACAGGCGTTGACAGCGGCTTTCGATCAGATCACGAGTAAGGCAAGCGAGATTCAAGGCCGGGGCATTT